CATACGCCATGTATATTGACTACCACCTCAAGTTTGACTCCGAAGCCGCAGCAAAGGCGGTGCTGTATCGCGTGGAAGGGGAAGAGGGGAACGAAGTCCCCAAGTACCTCGCCATTGATCTCATCGGCACGGTGTATAAGCCGACCGGCAAGATGCTCCAGAGCGATGAGGGCGAGTTCCCCGAGATGGCTCCGGTACCGGGGTATCACGCTAACGTGCGGGTGGTGGACGCAGCCCCAGAACTGGAGGCGTATCAGGTGTTCCCGCAGAATCCGGTAAGGGGATGGGCGTAATCTATGCCCATTCCTGCTGCACTTGGCGCAATCCTGACTCCGCTTCTTGGAAACGGTTTAAACCTCGTTGCCAATGCGGTGATGGCAAAAGGCAAGGACTACGTTGAGAAAAAACTTGGCGTAGAACTCAAGCCCGACATGTCTTCGGAGGATATCGCTCGGATCAAGATTGCTGAGATGGAGCATGAGGAAGAACTGCTGCGGTTGAAGTTGGAGGAAAACAAACTCGACCTGCAAGAACTCGACATGCGCCTGAAGGACACCGATTCGGCACGGGATCGGGAGGTGCAGATTGCGACCTCTGACAAAGCGCCCCTGTTGAACAAGATCGTGACCCCGGTCTTGGCGCTCTCCCTTCTGCTCCTGACCTTTATCCTCTTCGGCATCGTCATGTTTGACAACACCCCGGTGGAGTCCAGTAGGAAGGACATCCTGATCTACATCTTGGGCGTCCTGTCTGCCATATCCACGCAGATCGTTAGTTACTACTTTGGCTCTTCACAGGGTAGCAAGGACAAGTCCGATCAACTGAAGGAGGCGCTCCGTGAGTAACGTCGCAGAACAAGCCGCCTTCTTGCTAGATGTCACCCGTCTGATCAACCGGGCTACTGAACTAGGGTTTGTAGTCACAGCCGGGGAACTCTACCGCACTCCTGAACAGCAGGAGATCTACGTCAAGACTGGGCGTAGCCGGACCATGAACAGCCTGCACTTGCAGCGCCGGGCGGTTGATTTAAACTTCTTCCTGAACGGCAAGTTGACCTACGACAAGACCGTTCTCGCCCCCTTGGGCGCGTATTGGGAATCGCTCCATCCCTTTAACTCATGGGGCGGCAACGGAGTTAAGTTGGTCGATACTCCGCACTTCAGCAGAGGCATGGGCAAGCCTGAATGGCGGAGAGTGACGGATGCCGCTCCAAAAACTTGAATTCCGACCCGGCGTCAATAGAGAAACCACGAACTATGCCAACGAGGGCGGCTTTTTCGTTTCTGAAAAGGTTCGGTTCCGTGGTGGATTTGCCCAGAAGATAGGTGGCTGGCAGAACATCACTTCGTCTGGCGGAACCTACAATGGCGTTGCAAGGTATGTCTGGAACTACGTCACCCTCCAGTCCCAGAATCTTCTAGCAATCGGCACCACGCAAAAACTCTACATGGAGTTTGGCGGTATCTTCCATGATATTACCCCGATTAGAACTACCGCGACCCTTGGCTCAGATCCCATTGACACAACCAGTGGAAGCAAACTGGTTGTCATTACAGCGACTTCACATGGTGCGACTGTTGGCACTTATATAACGATCAGCGGTGCTACCGCAGTAGGGGGCATCACGCTCTCAGGCGAATACGAGATTGTCGGCGTTGCATCTGCCAACACGTTCTCTGTCATTGCCTCCACAGCCGCATCGTCAACGGCGACGGGCGGTGGTGCGGCAGTCGTTGTTCAGTATCAGATCAATGCGGGTCCTGCCGTATCAACGACAGCCATTGGTTGGGGCGGTGGTCCATGGGGATTTGGAGCATGGGGTTCCAGTATCCCTGTCGGCGTGTCGATGCGCTTGTGGTCCATTCTCAATTACGGCGATGACTGCCTCTTCGCTGAAAGAGAAGGAAACATTTACTACTGGACAGATGATGTTGCCACATGGTCTCGGGCTGTTACGTTTAAAACGAAAATCGATACGGTCCCGAAAGTTTCTACGACAGCCACGTTCGCCTCTGGATCAACGACGATTGTGGTATCGGATGCAACGGGGATCAACACGGGATCTGTCATTGCCGGAAGCGGGATTCCGACCGGCGCTTATGTTACGACGGCATGGACAGGATCAACGTCTTTGACGCTTTCTGCGGCGACCACCGGCTCTGGAACGGTGGCTGTCACTGCGTCCTATTCTGGCGAACATGCGCCAAACAAGACAATGACCATCAATTTGTCTCCCATCAGAGACTTCTTGATTTGCTTGGGCGCAAAGCCTTATGACCCGACCAACTTCAATACTGAATTCGATCCGCTTCTGGTCCGATGGTCTGACCAAGGAAACCCGTATGAATGGGTTCCCGAACTCACCAATCAGTCTGGCGAGCAGAGACTGTCGAACGGCTCATTTATTGTTACCAGTACTTCGACGCGCCAAGAGATTTTGATTCTCACTGACACTGCTGTCTATGCGATGCAGTATGTCGGCCCTCCGTTCGTGTGGAACTTCAATCTCCTCGACCAAGACATTTCGGTTGCTTCGCAGAATTCAGTTATTGCAGTGAACAACTCCGTGTACTGGATGGGCGAAGACAAGTTCTTCGTGTATGACGGTCGCGTTCAAACACTGCCTTGCTCATTGAGGCAGCACGTTTTCAGCACATTGAACAGATCTCAGATCTCTCAAGTAATGTGCGGTATCAATGAACCATACAGTGAGATTTGGTGGTTTTATCCCGGCACAGGAAGCCAAGTAAATAGCCTGTATGTGACGTTCAACTACCAAGACGGCACATGGCACTATGGAAGTTTAAACAGAACCGCATTTGTCCAGCAGACCCTGAGATCATTTCCGATGCTGGCAAAGAGCGTTCAGACTTCCTATTTGTCTTCGAATATCTCTGCAACGGATACCACGATCACCCTCCTCAATGCAGGTTCATATCCGTCAGAAGGAGCCATCGTCATTGAGAACGAAGAGATCATTTACACCGGGATCAGTGGAAACTCATTGACGGGATGTGTGCGCGGCGTCAACAACACCATTGCCGCTTCGCATTCAATTTATTCCATTGTCGCCATGAAGGCACCGAATCAGGTGATGTTCCACGAGATCGGCTGGGACAATCTGGAAACGGGTATCGCGGAACCCATTACGGCTTTCATCGAAACTTCTGACTTTGATATTGGAGATGGAAACAATTTCAGTTTCGTATCTCGAATCATTCCTGACGTGAAGTTCTTGGGTTCCAGTAATGGAACTCCTTCGGTCACCCTGAGCCTGTACCCGCATAACTACCCCGGCGCGGCTTACGGAACCCCTGACGTAGATCCCGTGAATGCTTTGGCAGTTCTTCCTGTCGAGAGATATACCGAGCAGGTCTATACCCGCATCAGAGGCAGGCAGTTAGCCCTTCGTGTGACCTCATCTGGCCTTGGTGTGGCATGGCAGATGGGTGCGATGCGTCTGGATATTAGACCGGACGGGAGACGCTAATGGGTGTCGTTTATGGTGTCGCTCCTCCGAACCTTCCCGTTGCCCCACAGGCTTATGAGAGGCGATATCAGGATCAGTTTGCCAACGTGCTGAGGCTGTTCTTCAACAACATCACGAATGAATTGAATTCCCCTATCCCTCATGCCTCGTACTACGACACCACGACCCAGACCAATCCTGTCGCAGATACGGTCAACCTGATCACCTACAACGGCGTAGTCAGCGAGTTTCAGATTGAACGCGGAATACCGACATCCAAGATTTACATTTCGGATACGGGCATCTACAACATTCAGTTCTCTGCCCAGTTGGACAAAACGGGGGGTAGTGCCAGCGCCGTCTACATTTGGCCTCGTGTAAACGGGGTTAATGTCCCTGACTCAGCAACCAAAATTGTCATCGATGGGCCTAACGCAGAGGTGGTTCCGGCATGGAACTTCCTTCTCGTTCTAAACGGCGGGGACTATTTCGAGTTGGTCTGGCAGTCTTCTGATACGGGCGTTGTTCTCTTAGCAGACACCCCTTCCGGGAACATCCCCGGAATCCCGTCGATCATCATGACCATCTATTTGGTCTCCAATTACGAGGCGGGGTCGATACGATGATCCTTAACCTGTCGATCTCGTTGAAATTTAAACGCTGTTACACCAGAATCTACAGAGCCGTGGCTCCCCGCAACCATAGGAGTTGCCATGTATAAAGCCCCATACCAAGGAGTCGCGAACCAACTTGCCGGATACGGCAGATACGGTGACTCGCAACTTGTACACATGAACCCGATTGAGGTTCAGATGCTGTCCCGTCTGTCCCCGACCGGACAGTTGACCCGGAACCCCCAGACCGGACAGCCAGAGGCCTTCCTGCCCTTCCTTGCCCCCTTGTTGGGGTCTTTCCTTGGATCGTCCCTGTTGACTGGCGCAGGCGCTGGCATCCTTGGCGCAGCCGGACTGAGTTCCGCTGCCGCAGGTGCGATTGGATCTGGTCTCGCGACCGCTGCCGTCACGGGCGATCTGGAGCAGGGCATCCTCTCAGGCATCACCGGGTTTGGACTGGGTCAGGCATTTGGCGCAGCAGGCGATGCGCTGTCGAAGGCGGGCGTTGATACCGCCACCCAAGCGGCCACCGATGCGGCAACGACGTTCAGCCCCGGTGCTGCGGCTTCTACGATGAATCCATTAGCGGCAGATGCCACACTCCAATCTGCCCTGCAAAGCACTCCGTCTTCGTTTGCGCCGGGCATGGCGGCTTCTCAGATGACGGCTGCTCCTGATTTTGCGGGTGTCACGGCAAGCCCTGCGGTGACCCCGCCAGCAGGTCTGACTGCCACCCAGAGATTGTCTGCGCCATTCCAAGAACCCGGCGCTTTTTTGAAACAACTCTCTTCCCCCGGAACCTTTCTCCCTGCCTATGTTGGAGAGACCAGCCGCATGGCCCGTGAGCAAGAACTCATGGGTCGAGGCAGCATGAGGGAATACGAAGAGCAGCAGGCCGCTGAAAGACGCAAGACCCTCGGTCAAATGGGCAATGTGTTTAACCAAGTTCGATCGGCTTATCCCGGCGTTGGGTATGCCGAAGGTGGCATGGTCGAGAAGTACTTCGATGGCGGAGACATTGAGGAACGCGCTCGTCAAGCGGCCATCAGTCAACTGTATGGCTCTAGTCTTCCCACTGCTGAGAATGTCCAGTTAGGACTGAGGGGGCAGTATGTACAGACCCCGCCAACGGCCAGTTACTCTGCGTTAGATGTCGGCGGACAAGGCTACTTGCCGGGTGTTTCCCCGGAATTTGAATACTTCTCCAGAACGCCTCCGCCCGGAGCCTCTCCTGCTCCGCCTGCTGGCGTATCTCCAGATGGAAGATATGGTGGAATCGACCTATCAAACTTGGGTCAATACCTATCGAACTTTGCAAATATCCAAAGTCAGCAGATTCCTTCGTTTGATCCAAGCGCATATTCTGATTTGCTTGAGGAGACTCTTTCTGAGCGGTTTGATCCTCTTCAAGAGCGCATTCGCGAAATGGAAACGCAGTCTTTGTTGCAGCGTGAACTTGATCCGTTCCGCACAGAACTGTCTCGACTGCAAACAGAGAACTACCTTTCCCAGCAGTTCATGCCATTGCAGCAAAGCATTGGTAATCTGGGAGCGCAATACGCCGCACTTAATGCGGGTCTTGCCACAAGGCCGACCTCTCAAGCGCCGATCAATGTTTCTGTTCCGGTGAATCTTGGTGGGTTGGGCGATACCCTTCAGGGCATCAATCAGAATCTAGAAGGTCTCTACGACCCAAACAATTTTTTTTTAAGTAACATCAACGAGCGACTTGCAGAAATTGAAAATAGGCCACAGCCTGAATTTGATTACAGCAAGATACCCACGTTTGATTACAGTCAAATACCTACGTTTGATTTAAGTGGGCTTGAGGCTCGGTTTGCAGGACTGGAATCAAGGCTTGCCAATGCCCCTGCGCCTGTAGTGAATGCGCCTGCGGTAGATCTGAGCGGCCTTTATGAAAGGCTGGGTGGTCTTGAGTCCCGCATTCAAAATATTCCTGCCCCGGTATTGAATGCTCCGACAGTAGATCTGTCTGGTCTTGAGTCTCGGCTGAGAGGTCTTGAGACCGGAATTGGAAACATTCAAATGCCTACCATTGACTTTAGTGGTCTTGAGTCAAGGCTTGCCGCGATTGAGTCAAGGCCTGTGCCTCAGTTTGATTACAGTCGTATCCCTGTTCCCAGTTTTGATTTCTCTCCCATTGAGGAGAGACTCGCTGCAATTGAATCTAGACCGGTTCCTGAATTTGACTACAGCAGGATTCCTGTCCCCAGTTTTGATTTCTCTCCCCTAGAGCAAAGGCTTGCTGCGATTGAATCCAGACCGACACCTGAGTTTGATTACAGCAGAATTCCTCAGATTGATTTGAGCGGCCTTGAATCAAGGCTGGGCGGTCTTGAGTCTAGAGTTGGCAGTATTCAGATTCCGGCCTATACGCCGTTTGAGTTTGATTACAATCGGCTCGCAGGACTTGAATCTAGACTTGGCGGACTTGAACAAGGACTGGGTTCAATCAGATCCAGTATCCCCGCCGCGCCTGACTTGAGTGGAATTTATGGGCAGTTGGGAACATTGCAATCTCAACTTGGCTCGTTGTCATCGAGTATCCCTGCTGCACCAGATTTGAGTGGTATTTACAATCGCTTCGGCCAATTGGAATCTCAACTTGGATCGGTGAGATCTAGCATTCCTTCAGCGCCTGATCTAAGCGGGATCTATGGGCAGTTGGGAACATTGCAATCTCAACTTGGCTCGTTGTCATCGAGTATCCCTGCGGCTCCGGATTTGAGCGGGATCTACAATCGCTTCGGTCAATTGGAATCTCAGTTTGGATCTTTGAGGTCCAGTATTCCTTCGGCTCCGGACTTGAGCGGAATCTATAGTCAACTGGGAACGCTGCAATCTCAGATCGGATCAATTGCTCCAACCAACCTTGACCCTGTCCTGCAAAGAATCTCAGGTCTTGAGGCGTTGCTTGCCAGTCAGCCAACGGGCAGCGTTCAATCTGAATTCCCCGGATACTTTGCTGAAGGCGGTGCTACTTCAGATGCCGTGGATCAGCCTCCAATGAATCAAGGTGATTCTCAGCAACTGATTTCCATGACGATTGCTGCCATTCGCGGAGAGATTGAAAACGCAGATCAAGTGATTCAGGCATTCGTAGATACCTACGGATCTGAAAACTTCATGCAACTTCGCAATCAAGTCCTTCGCGAAATCGTTCCGAATGCACAAACCGAAGGAATGGTTGAGGGCAACGGCGGCGGTCAGGATGACATGGTCGATGGGATGATTGGTTCGCAACGTCCGGTGGCCGTGTCACCCGGTGAATACATCATCCCGGCAGATGCAGTGGCCCTTGCAGGCGGCGGATATTCTGGCGATGGGGCGAAGTTCTTCGACAATCTTGTCGATGACATCCGCAGCAAGACCATGGGGACCACGGAACAAGTGAAGCCCTATAGGAAGGCGGCAGGATGAATCTCAATATCTCACTTGTCCCTTACGGAAAGATCAGTTATGTGATCCCCACTCTGATGCGTTATTTAAACGAATCAGAGATGTGGTCCATGGGACGAGCCAATATTGATGACATCGTCCGGTTTGCATTGACCGGGCAGATGCAATTGTGGGCGGTCTACGAACCGGAATCTAACGAGATCCATGGTTTCGTGATGACGGAGATCAAGCATTACCCACAGAAGAAGATGTTCGTGATTCAGTATTGCGCGATGACGCCGAATCACATGAAGCATATTGAAGACAAGATGCATGAGACAGCAGACCAGTTCGCCAAGGACATGGGCTGTCAGGGCATTGAGTTTTTCGGTCGCCCCGGTTGGGAGCCGCACGTTAAGAAGCGAGGGTACACCGTCAAGACGGTGATCTTTGAAAAGCATTTTGATGAGGTATCACAATGAGCAGCGGCGGCGGCGGTGGTGGTGGCCCACAACAGGTCACCTCAACAGTTACTCAAAGCAGTCTTCCTCCTTATGTTCAGCCGTACTTCGAGCAGGTACTGCAACGAGGATTGTTTGAGAGTGCGCGTCCTTATCAGGTTTTTACTGGACAGCGTTTAGCGCAGTTCGCTCCTGAGGAGACTACTGCACAGCGAGGCATCACTGCGCTGACCCGGCCAGAGCAGATCGGGATGGCGACCAACATTGCCCAGCAAGTTGGCACGGCCCCTCAGCCTTCTGCTATGGATATCGTTGGGCAGTTCCAGCCCAGTGCCATCACCCCGACGTATCAGGCCACTCAGTTCCAGACGGGATATGGCGCTGGTCAATTTGGCACAGGCTATCAGGCAGGTCAGGTAGGCCCGATGTATCAGGCCGGAACCTATGCCCCGTCCTATCAAGCGGGGGCATTTGCTCCGGGATATACCGCAGGCGCATTTGCTCCGGGCTTTCAGGCACAGGATTACACCTCTCAGTTTGCGCCGGAGATGATCACCTCTGCCTATCAGGCAGGTCAGTTTCAACCGGGGTTCCAAGCACAAGATCTCACTGCGGGCTATCAGGCCGGGGCGTTTACACCCGGCTACCAAGCAGGAACTTTTGCTCCCGGATTTCAGGCACAAAGTTATTCTCCTGAATATCGCGCTGGAACCATCACTCCGGGATACACCGCAGGGGCATTCGCTCCGGGATTCACTGCCGGAACCGTAGGCCCAACCTATCAAGCCGGTGATCTAACTTCGCAGTTCCAAGCGGGACGGTTTCAGCCCGGATATGTTGCGGGTACTTTTGAACCCGGATTCCAAGGCGAGCGATTTACGGACCGTTATCAGGCGGGGACTATTACTCCGGGCTACGAGGCTGGCACGTTTACACCGGGCTATCAGGCCGGTCAGTTACAGGCAGGCTTTGAGGCCGGATCGCTTGCTGCACCGGGAACTCTTGAAGCCTACATGTCGCCTTATCAACAGGCCGTGACGGACATTGAGAGACGAGAGGCGATTCGCGCATCAGAGATGCAGCGCCCTCAGATCGGTGCAGAGGCGGCTCGCGCAGGGGCTTTCGGCGGAACCCGTTCTACCCTTCTGGAAGCAGAGCGACAGAGGGCCTTAGGCCAGCAGTTGGGAGACATCCAAGCCCGTGGCTTGCAGTCTGCCTTTGAGCAAGCCCGTGCAGGATTTGAAGCAGATCGTGCTGCCCGATTGCAGCAGGCGCAGTTCGGACTTGGCGCATTCCAAGCACAGGAAGCCGCCCGTCAACGCGCAGGCGAGATGTCTTTGCAGGCCCAGCAGGCAGGTGAATCTGCCCGTCAGGAAGCGGCACGACTTGGCTTGTCAGCCCAGCAACAGAATGAAGCAGCGCGTCAGGCTCAGGCGGAGTTTGGTCTCCGTGCGTTCCAAGCGACCGGTGAAGAGCGACAGTTTGAAGCGAACCTGCGATTCCAATCACAACAGGCTGCGGAACAGGCGAAGCAACGTGCGGCTGAGATGGGCATGACAGCCCAGCAGCAGGAAGAGGCTTCACGTCAGGCGGCTGAACAGTTTAGACAGAGCGCGTACTCACAGCGCGAACAGGCTCGTCAGGCTCAGGGACAGATGGGTCTTGCGGCTTTCCAAGCGCAGGAACAGTCGCGTGTCCAACAAGCCGAACTTAACTTCCAAGCGCAGCAAGCGGGTGAACAAGCCCGTCAACGCGCTGCGGAAATGGGCATGTCTGCTCAGCAGCAGAATGAAGCGGCTCGACAAGCCCAAGAACAATTCCGTCAGTCTGCGTTTGGCATGGGCGCAGAGGAACGTCAGTTCGCTGCAAACGTCAACCTTCAAGCGCAACAAGCCGGTGAGCAGGCTCGTCAAAGGGCGGCAGAGTTGGGTCTTTCTGCCCAGCAACAGACTGAAGCGGCCAGACAAGCACAGGAACAGTTCCGTCAGTCAGCCTTTGCACAAACTGCGGAGCAGAGACAGTTCCAAGCGAACATCAATCTTCAGGCTCAACAGGCGGGTGAACAGGCCCGTCAGCGAGCGGCTGAGATGGGGATGTCTGCACAGCAGCAGAACAATGCCGCACGTCAGGCATCAGAACAGTTCCGTCAATCGGCATTTGGTATGGGCGCAGAACAGCGTCAGTTCCAAGCCAATATCAATTTCCAAGCGCAGCAGGCTGGGGAACAAGCGCGTCAGCGGGCAGCAGAACTTGGATTGTCTGCACAGCAACAGACCGAGGCGGCAAGACAAGCCGCAGAGCAGTTCCGATTGCAGGGCTTCCAAGCCACCGAAGCGGCAAGGCAAGCCCAAGGACAGATGGGCCTTGGCGCATTCCAAGCCCAAGAGGCGGCTCGTCAGCAGCAGGGGCAGTTCCAGTTGCAGGCCCAGCAAGCGGGCGAACAGGCTCGCCAGAGGGCGGCAGAACTTGGGTTGTCGGCGCAGCAGCAGACCGAAGCAGCCCGTCAGGCGCAGCAGCAGTTCTTGATGCAAGCCCAGCAGTTCAATGTCGAACAGCAGCGTCAAAGAGCGTTGCTTGGACTGGAGGGGTTGTCAGCAGATCGCGCTGGTCAGGCTCAACGACTGGCGGCAGCGGAACTTCTCACCGGTCTTGGCGGACAGCAGCAACAGTTGGACCTGCAAAGACTGGCCGCACAGCAGGCTATCGGCGCAGAGCGTCGAGGTCTCATGCAGCGCGGTCTGGATATCGGCTACGAAGACTTCCTACGTCAGCAGGCGTATGGCCGGGAGCAGTTGGGTTATCTCAGCAATCTCTTGCAAGGCGTCCCTGTTCAACCGGGCAGCGCGGTATCAACCTTTGGTAGAGTTCCGACAGCGGAACAACAGTTACTGGGCGGCGGCTTAGGAGCCTTGGGTCTGTATCAGGCCTTTGGTCAACGAGGTTAAACGATGAACATCATCGAAGCAGAAGACATGGTCAAGGGTCTTCCTGACCAAGTCTTGTTCCAAGAAGCACAGTTCCCTTCGGGCCGAATCCCTCAGTTCCTTGCAGTCTCTGAAGTTCAGAGAAGGCAGGATATGCGTCAACGGTTTCAGGCGAATCAGCAGCAGCCTCAGCAAACGGTGAAGGATCAGATCCTTCAAAGCGGCATTGCGGGTGTGGGCGGTCCTCCGCCGGGAACCCAGCAGCCTCCTCCGATGGCCCCTCAAGGTGCCGCGCCGATGAGAGCAGCGCCTCCAATGGCTCCTCAGGGAGCAGCCCCTCCGGGAGCGCCGAGACAGCAGCCGATGACCGGTGCGCCGATGGGCATGTATCAGGGCGGGCAGGTTCCGTACCGAATGCAGGAAGGCAGAACGGTTCCCAACTTCGCACAGCGATTCATCCCCGGCTTTCAAACCCAAGAGGGTGTTGAGGCGAATCGTGCTTCGTTGTCTTCGCTGCTTTTACCACGTCGCGCACAGTTCTCTGTGATCCGCGAAGCGCAGGCGCTTGCTCAGGCAGATCGCGTTGAAGAAGCAGCGACATTGCTGAGGAACGAAGGCATTGATCCTGCTCGTGCGCTGGGATCTGTTCAGCGTCCTCCCATGGAGGCTGCGGCGGCTACGGCACCGACCCCTCCCCCGACTCCTCCACCGGCTAATCTCCCGGCAAACTTTGATTTCATGGCAGCAAACCAAGCCATGACCGGCCAGCGCAATCCCCCGCCTGCTGCCGCACCGTCTGCTGCCCCGCCTGCCGCTCCGCCTCCTGTGCCACCCGGTGGCATAGCGGATGTTGGCGCGGCCATGGCTAATCAGAGAACTGCTCCAACTGGAGCGGGCAGTAATCTCAATGTTCCAAGCATGATCAGCGGAATGATGCAGCCAACTGGCATCACGGAACAGCAGCAGCGTTTAATCGATCTCATCGAACAGCAAAGAGCGCAAGGTATTCCGGCCCCGCTTGATCTTGATCCTTATCGACAGGCTGCATTGCAGCGTCAACAGGAAGCACGAGATGAGGCTCGTCGCATGGCGATTGCCGGAACCTTAACCAGCCTTGGCGCGGGTGTAATGGCCGGAGATCCTGCCGCAGGTTTGAGGCAGGCGACTCAGGTTGCCATGGAAACCCTGCGCGAAGGGCGTCGTGAAGCAACGGCTGAAGGTCGCACTGCGGAACAGTTGCAGTTGCAGACCGCGCAGCAACAGCGTCAGGCGCAGATCGACAAGATGCAGTTTGACCGTGAGACTGTGGGTCAGATTGCCAACATCTACGGCGACATTGCGAAGTCTGATCGGGAGCGACAGGATCGCGCTGCTCAGTTGTTCATCACCTATGACACCTCTGTTAGAAGCAACCTTGCCAATGCGGCACAGCAACAAGCATTGGACAACCGCGCATTCTTGAACGCAGTGGAATCGGCTGAGGATAGAATTGAGGACACGCTCAAGGATCAGATTGGCTTGAGTCCGGAGCAGAAGGATCAGATGCGAGAGATGCTTGTCGAAAGAGCCATCCGCCAGTACGGTGCGATGATCCCCACTGTCGATGTAGCGAAGGTACTTCAGTTGCGTAAGACGGATTCCGAAAAGCCTGCGAATGCACAATCAAGATATCAAGTTGAAGTTGTGCGGCGGTAGTTCACATGCCTACTTACCGCGTCACAGATCCAAGGACGGGTGTTGTACTTGATCTGACCGGAGATGCTCCGCCGACTGATGCGGATCTCGATCAGATCTTTAGTCAGTACCAGCCTCCTAAACCAGAAGATCAATCTGTATTCCGTCAGGTTGCGGATGTTCCTCTCAAAGCCGCAACGGGTGTTGCTCAAGGCGTTCGCTTTTTAACGGATGCCTTTGGCGCAGACAACGCTGCCTCTCAAAACATTCGTGGTGTTGAGGATTACCTCAGCAGTTTGTTGAGCGCACAGTCCAAGCAAGACTCGCAAGAAGTTGCGCGTATCTTCCAAGAAGCCGAAGACAAAGGACTTGGAGAGCAACTGACTGCGGGTCTTCGTGCATTCGCCACAGCCCCCGTGGACTTCCTCGCACAGGGTATTGGTACGGCAGTGCCGACTATCGCGGGTGGTCTCGCAGGTGCGGCTCTGCGCGGCGGCACATTGGCGGCTCGTGCTGCGACAGCGGCTCGTGTCGGAACCGGTATCGGTGCGGTAGGTGGTGCGGGTATCGTCAAAAGCACCATCTACGATGAGGTTAAACGCGAACTGGAAGCACTGGGTCTTCCAGAAGATGTCATCGAAGAGCGAGCAAAACTGGCTCAAGAATACGGTGGCGAGAATCTGGATCAGATCCTGCTCGGTGCAGGACTGGGTGGATTGGCTGCTGGAACCGGCCTAGAAAAGGCACTGGCAAGTCGCATCCTCAAGAACGTCGCGACCAGTAATGCGGCTTCGAAAGGCACATTGACGAAGGCACTCTTTGCAGGTGCGAAGGAAGCGGCCCCTGAATTCATTCAAGCCGCACAAGAACAAGCGGCTGGGAACATTGCCCTTCAGAGAGAAGGCTTTGAAGACATCCCGACCATGCGCGGCGTGGCTTCGGCTGCGGCACTGGAAGGCGCGGTGGGCTTTGGCCTTGGCGCAGGTATCGAGATTGCCTCACCGACTCAACAGGCAGAGTACAACCTTGCCCGTGCGAACATCACCAACGAGGTTGATCGCCAACGCGAGGCGGAACTTCGTCAGGAAGAGGAGCGTCGAGCAGCGGAGTTCCGTGCAGCCCTTGAGGCTGAGAATCAGCGTCGTATGCAGGGCCAAGCGGATCAGACAAGCCTTGATGCAGAGGCTGCTGCTGCGCGTGTTCAGGCAGATGCCATCGACCCGCCGACTCAGGACGAGGTGAACCAACTGGCTACGCCGATGCGTGGACCAGATGTCTCTAATGATGTTCAGTTTGGTGTGGCTTATGGGCAGAAGATTGCCCGTAATCTTGGTGATTACTTCCCGAACTTTGGTCAGTTCTCTGTTCAGCAGGGAGAAACGGTTCGTGATCAGGCGGGTAACCCGCAACCGACCTTCACAATTATTGACACTGAAGGCAAGCGTTACGGCCAGCCGCTTAAAACTTTCGAGCAAGCGAACGCCACTGCTTTTAGTTTAAACAAAGAAGTTGTCAACCAGAATGTTCGGGGAGCCATCCTCAATTCTCTGGAAACTGCGGGTCAGGCTTACGATCCGGATACGACACAGAGCCTTTTCAGTTACGGATATCGCACCCTCAACCCGGATGCGAATACGTTCTCTGCTGTATCTCTCAACGAGGCGGCAAAGACGGTCGGCCCTGATTACGCAGAGGCGCTGAGTTGGCGACAGATCGAAGGGTTGCCGAAGGCAAAGGATCGTCGCGGTCGCGTATTGGGGTATCAGTACACGCCGGAAGGTGGTCAGCCTCGCATCATCAAGGGTCTGACCAAGGCCCAAGAGATCAACAAGTCACGTTCTCAGGAAGGCAAGCCTGAGAGCAATGTCTTTTCGCTTGAAGAAACCAAGTCTGCACTGGGCAAGAGTTTCCCGGCCATCACCAAGGATGTGCCGATTGATCCGAAACTCGGCAAGAAAGGCGCAGTCAATCAGATTGCTGACCTGATTCGTTCGAAGAACATCATCTCAGACATTGCCTCCCCTGAAGTCAATGCCCTTGCAAAAGGCGTTACAGGGAAGGGTTCCGTCAAAGAGATGGACTACGGCGACATCCGTCTTTTCCACAAGAAACTGTCTAGCCTTCCGCGTTTCGAACGGGAAACCAAACTTCCTGTTTTCGAGTTCAAGCCGTACAACCGTGAGAACTTCGTTCGTGCATCGAAGTTCATTCAAGGCGCGAATGCTCGCGGCGTCACTCCGACCGATGATCAGATCATCGAAGCAGCGCGGTTGCCTAAGGAATATCCGAAGGTCGATGAGACGCTTGCCGTACTCAAGCAGGATCTGTCCAAGCAGGGCGTTAAGGTAGCGCCGAAGCCGGTCCTTGCATTGCCCGCTCCTCCGGGTGGTGTGGGCAATCTTGTCCCAATCCGCAAGGCACTTCGTCAGTCGCTGCGTGGGTATGGACTTAACGACATTGCGCTCAACATTGAACGGAACTTGATCCAGCCGACTGGAGAGATCGCAGGCGAGGAGACCGAAGCCTTCTTCGATCCGCGCCTAAAGCAGATTTTCCTCGCAGTGGATCGCGTAGATCCCGATGGTTCGCTGACACCAGAACAGCGTTTAAATGCTCTAAATCAGGTGATGGGTCACGAGGTGATCCATGCTGCCCGTCTTCTGGATCTATGGAAACAGGACGAGTGGTCGAACCTTGAGAACGCCATCACCAAGGTCAAGAAGCCGGGTACTAATCAGACCTACTTCGATATCGCCAAGACCAACTACTCAGATCGTAGTGGAGTAATTCAGATCGAAGAGGCGGTCGCGGATATGTTCCGTGACTACACAGCCAAGCAATTGAAAGTCAGTGGGCGTCCCCAGAATCTTCTGGAGAGAATGGCGCAGTTCTTCCAAAGACTACGCTCTGCCCTGACCGGAACTGGGTTCCAGACCTACGGAGATATCCTTTCCCGCTTTGAGCGTGGCGAGGTAGGCGGTCGTCAGCGTGGTGAGATCCGCACCCTCCGTGCCACTGAGGCTGCGCTATCCCGTGCGGGTACCACTCCGGAACGATTAGCAGGCATTCTGGGAGGCGCTGCTCCAGCCCCTGCCGTCGTTACACCTGCTGCCGCTACCGCTCCTCCTGCGCCGCCTGCGGCCCGTCCACGGGCAACCTCTGACCTTCCCCCTGAAATGCTTCAGGGTGCGGAGATCATGGAGTCGAGACTCCCTCCCCGTATCTCTGTCGAAGGCGAATCGGTTCCGACCACCAATGCCGAAGGTCGCCCGATCTTTATTGGCGGCGAAGGTCTTGAGCAGGTTGGCAGAGCCACTCGAAACACTGAGCAAGGTTTAACCAACTTCTGGCGCTGGTTCGGCAAGAGCAAGGCGAAGGATAGTCAGGGTCGCCCGCAGGTTTTCTACCATGGAACCGGGGCGATCATTGATCGGTTCCGTCCGAAGCAGGCGGGATCTGTCTTCGTCACCAAGAGTCCGGCATTCGCGGAAGAGTTCGCGTTCTTGTCTGATAACTACATGGTCAGCAACTTCCCGGACTTCATGTCAGACCAGCAAGTCTTGGATGTCTTGAATGAGGCACTGGCCGTCCAGTCTTCGTTCTCCCCTCCGCTCTACGAGAAGATGAGGGCGGAGAGAGACAGGATCGCGAAGGACATTGCGAACGGTAAGGCCATCAATCCGAAGTCCTTGCAGGCGGTGAAGGATGTTGCCGCAGAGGGACGCAGTTCGCGTTACCTCAACGCCATCCAGACTCGCCTGCCTTCAAGCGGGAACCTGATGCCCGTCTACGTCAAGGCGGACAAGCCTTGGGACTACGACAATCGCGAGGATGTTCGCGCTGTTGTTCGTCGCGCCAGAGAGAACGGCGCAGATATCACCGCGTCCATGGTCGAAGAGATTGGTCAGGGTAACTGGCAGACCATTGAAGGATCGGATGGTAATGCTCCGATTCTTGATGCGATTAGAGAACTTGGCTATGACTCCATGTTCGTTGAAGAGCAGGGCGAGAAGAACCTTGCTGTCTTCAACCCGAATCAGGTCAAGTCTGCGGTAGGAAACACGGGCGACTTTGGTCTTGAGACGGATCTCATTTTGGAATCTCGCAGCAAACCGCCGCGTAGTCCTTTGGCAGATATCGTTACCCCAGAAGAGGCCGAAGGTCGTATTCGCCGCCGCCTTGCACGGGAACCCGGTGTCGGTGCGCCCCGGAACGAACGTGTCGAACTTACAGTTCCGGGCAGACCTTCATTCTTGGTTGGAAAGATCACCAACGAAGACTGGTTAAACCGTGTCAATACCCTGATGAGCATGGAGGAAATCAAAGATGCTCGCGGGTGGTATCGACAGTTAGACGAAGCCTTCCGCCCCATCTTCGGTGATGAGACTCCGAAGTACGCACTCGCATGGCTACTCTCACAGAAACGCGCCAGTCCCACGAAGGGATTCACGGACGTACTGCGAGCAGCGGACATGGCCGTTGGCAAACCTGAAATCAAGAAGGCAGGTTTAAACCAACAGGCATTGATCGATGTCCTGAGCGATAGAGTTCCGGAAGGCGGAGTGGGTGACAAACTCCTCGACTTCCTCGACAGCGAACTGGGATTGGATACGCGAACGGTGGTTCGTGGTGATGTCCGTGGCAGACAGCCTGCGGCGATTGATGTCTGGGCGCAGCGCGATATCGGCTTTGTCGATCCGACTGTGCAGGAATACATCCGCAAGAACTTTGGTAATGAAGCAGCCAATCGCCTTCAGGTAGATAAGACAACCTCAGGCGAGACGCAGTACGAGTACGGCATCGACTTCTACAACGATGTCGCTGAGATGCTCAACAGACAGAACTTCGACGGTGGCGGTTGGACCGCTCGCGAGGTTCAGGCTGTCGGTTGGGTGACGATGCAGCGAGCCATGGGCGTCGATGCAGAGTTCGTTCGTGACATCATTGGCGGTAACACGCGCCGTGTTTCGATTGGCTTGGCCCCCGGTGCAAACTCTGTCCTCGCAGACAAACTCGCAGGGAAAGAAATCCCTGTCGATGTCGCACAGAGAGAGATTGGGTTCCTCGCAAATCTTGCTGGTATCAAGGTTAAACAGAACGTCGCGGGCGTAGGCGCGTATCTCCAGTGGCTTGAAGGCGCGATCCAACTGGATGCGGTCGCGAGTCCTGAAGCCGTCGATGATTTCATGGACATGGTTGGCTATGCCTTCCAGCAAACGGAGATCATCAACACCAGATCGTTGAAGTCTGGAAAGAACATGGCGATTGACATCCTCTCGCCTAACCTTGACTCCGTTGATAACGCGACGAAGTTCTTCTCCAAGTTCCTTGAGTTCGCACCAAAGAACAAAGAAGGCGATCCCATTGCTCCGGGCTTCCAGCAGATCCTCATCGATGGGATGCCGGGCATTCGTCTTTTAAACTTTGGCGGCAAGTGGCGAAGAAACGAAGTCGAGAAGATCATCAATGCTGCGAACGATGCAGCCGAACAAACTAATGTTGAACTTGACCGTTCAATAATTAGTCAGGTTGTGCTATCGTCTACAAAGAACGATTGGAAGGAGAATCGAAATGGCGAAGCGTATCTCGGCTCATTACGCGACAGAGGAAGACTACAAGAAGTTGAACTTCTACAGCGTCGGTACCCTCCATCGCGCATCGACCTTGCCGGTGACGGCACCATCATCTGGCAAGGACAAGAAGGGCAGCAAGGCGCAGCAAAAGCCGCCGCAGAAGTAACGCCTATTGAAAGACCGCAAGCGCAACTCGACCAAGCGGTTGAGAATGCGAGGGCGGATATTGAGTCCACGCCTGCAATGGCGATCCCGCTCTACAACTTGGCGGCATCGCCTGATGCGCTCTACGTCGCACAGAATCCGGAGCAAGGTCTGAAACTGACCCCGGATGATGAGGTGCGATACTCGCGCCAGAACCAACCGAACTATCGGAACCCGAACATCAGGACTATTCTTGATCAGGTTGTCCCTGAACCTCCGAATCAAGACCCTGTTAGAACGGTAATTAACTCCATGAGGATGTCACCGTTCCGGGACACCGTGGACAAACTGCGTCAGAACGCGATCTTCAATTTCTCTCGTCTTGAGTTCTACAACCAGAATCATCCTTCGCTGATGCATAACACTGCGGCAGTCAGTTCACTGGCAGCGGCAGAGTTTGCGGATCGCAGCAAGGCAATCTTCGCAGCGGCGATCACCGAAGGGGTTCCGGTCTATGTCGATGGCGGCTTCCGTGTTGATCCGTTTGTCCATAACGGCAGGCAGTACAAGGGACTTATCGATGTCCTCGCCCCGCTCTACAACAATCAGTACAACGCCAGCCTTGAGAAACTGGCTCAGGCGTATGCGGTTGCCAAGCGTGGAGAGCGTTTAAGCAGGGAAGGTAAAGCCGTTCCTGCTGATGCTGCATTCCTGCAAGAGATTGAGCAGGAAGCGAATCAGTACATCAATCCTGCAACGGGTCAACCCATCATCAGGGAATGGTATGACGCATGGCAGGCTTACAATGCCAACACCGTCAAGTTCCTGCGCGATACGGGAATGATTGATGATGCTGCTGCAACCAAGTGGTTGAATCAGTCTGACTATTACCCCTTCTATCGAACGGATAAGACCGGCAAGGACATCTCTGATCCCAGTGTATTCGGCGGTAACCTCACCACCGCATCGACCCTCAAAGCCCTGAGAGGCAGCGAGGAGGGAATCAACGTCCCGCTCATGGAGGCGATTCTTTCCAACCTTGATGCGGCGATTGCAATGGGCATGAAGAACGTCGCCCAGCAGCGAATCGTCAGGGATATGGTCAACATCGGCATGGGCCGATTTAAACAGCCCGGCGAGAATGTCGAAGGGAAGCCGACCGTCAATCTCAAGGTCAACGGCAAGCGCGTTACTGCATTCATCGACGATCCGCTGATCTTCGAATCCATGCAGGCGATCCCAGATGTCAATCTTGATGGGCTACTGGGGAATCTCTTCAGGGTTCCGGCGACCGTATTGCGAGAACTCATTGTCCGTGAGCCGGGTTATCTCATCGCGAACATGGCCCGCGATACCGTCTCCGTCCTTCTGACAAGCGGAGCGAACATCATCCCTGCCGTTGATACCGCACGGAACTTCAATCGCGGTCTGGATAATCTTGCCCGGTTTGGCGTGGTAGGCGGATATGACTTCGCCCGTGATCCGCAGGATGTGGTCAAGTTCCTCTCAGACGAGGCTCGTAAGAGAGGGCATGAGATCCCTGTACGAGAAGAGACGAAGTGGGATGAGGTAGTGAACTCTGCTTACATGCGTCCGCTTAAAGGCGCATGGGATTTCCTTGGAACGATTTCAGATAAGGCAGAAGCCTCGACCCGTAATGCGGTCTATGAGGACACGCTCAAGAGAACAGGCGACTGGGTAGAAGCCGCCTATCAGGCGCTGTCTGTCATCAACTATGGACGGCGTGGACGGAACCCGCAGTTGAGGCTTGTCACTGCAACGGTGCCGTTCTTGAATGCGCGTATCCAAGGTCTCGACAAGTTGTATCAGGCAGCGACCGGAACCTCTGGTGTGACCAGAGATCGTCGTAAGAACATCCAGAGATTCGTTGTTCGCGCAGGACTCATGGTCGGATTGACTGGCTTGTACTACGCCATGATCTCTGACGATGAGTTATACGATAACGAGAATCAGGAAGTGAAGGATAACTACTACCTGATCCCGATCAAGAAAGCAGACCTTGCCAATCGCGAGCCGGGCTTTGCTGTAAAGATTCCGATTCCCTTCGAAGTGGGTATCCTCTTCAAGACGATCCCGGAACGCATCCTCGACATGTCCTATGGGGACACTACGTCGAAGGATTTGCGCGATTCACTTCTCCGCGCAACGACCAGCACTTTGGCGTTTAACCCTGTTCCGCAAGCGATCTTGCCGATCCTTGAGACGGTCGCGAACTACGACACGTTCACGGGCAGACCCATCGTCCCGACATACATGCAAGACCGAAATGCGATTGCTCAGGCGCGATTTGGCACGAACGAACTCGCTCGTCGCGCAGGAGAAGCGACTGGTATCTCTCCTCTCAAACTGGATCACTTGATGAATGGCTACCTTGGTAGTCTTGGAACTTATACCCTTGATGCCGCAGACACACTCCTTCGCGATAACGACATGCAGTATCCGCAGAGGAAGTGGTTTGAGTATCCGTTCGTGCGCCGGTTCTTCACGACTGCGATGAGACCGGGCTTACAGGAACAGTTCTATGAACTCGACAAGAACATCAATGGTATCGTCGGAAGCATCAACGCTCTGAAAGATCAGGGTCGAGTCGATGAACTTCAGGCTTACATGCTTGAGAACGAGAACATCCTCCAACTCAAGAGCGGCGTGAATGTACTTGATAAGTTGATGAAGAGATATCGCGATCAGAAAGATGCGATACTCCGGATGGATATTGATCCTGCTGAGAAGCGAAGGATCATTGATGAACTCGACAGGAACATTAATCTTCAGTTGAAGGTAATGCCGCAACTGAGGAGACTGGCCTACGATGAGCAGAGACAAGCAGGCTAGTCACTACCTCGGCAAGGTTAAACAGTTGGACTGTGTCCTCTGTTCCTTACTAGGCCAGCCCCAGACCTCTGTGACAGAAGCCCACCACATCCGTACCGGGCATGGGCTTGGGGACAGGGCAAGTGACTACCTGACTGTGGCTCTCTGTGTGGAATGCCATCGGGGAACTCATGGGTTCCACGGAACCAAGGCCCTGATGAAGATCGCCAAACTATCCGAATTGGATCTGCTGGCTGAGACCATTCGTCTGTTGGACGAAAAAGGAGGGGAGTCAGACTTGACCCCCCTCAAGAAGGTTTCACAAACAGGCAGCAAACAGGATAACGCTGCCTAGCGCAGAGTATCAGTCAACTTCCGTCCATTCAACACCGCGCTCTGCACCGAAGTGGTAGATGAGTTCGATCAGGTCTGCGAGTTCCTGTTTGGACATCCCAGAAGTAGGCTCCCCCAGATAGACCATCCCCCCGTCGATCCCCGGAACCATCCTCTGCCTGCGTACCGCAGCAGTGAAGATCCATTTCCAGTCATTCTTGGAGAGCCTCTGCCCGTGCCATTCCACCTGTCTGGAGATGTCACTGAGCAACGCCCACATCAGTGAGTTCTGACCCAGACTACGCCGGTTCTGTTTGACAACCTTCGCAATGATCTCTTCAAGATTTGGGTTCATAAGTGTTTAAATGATCCACGCTGATGAGTCGGGTATCAGGGTCGTAGTCGGACTGGGTTCCGACTGACCATGCTTCGTCGTAGTGCATCCACCCGTAGATCTCGACGCTGCGGATCTCAGGCATGATGGGCTTGGCAACGAATAGGACCAGACCCTTACCGACCTGTCTCTTCCTGACTGCCGCTGTTTCCCTTGTTCGGATGCGACGGACTTCGATGTTTGTCCCGACATCGGGAATCTCTTTGTACTGGTTGTGATCCCGATAGTCCCAGACATGACCTGACCAGTAGCGATTGGTGTACTTCGCTACCGCCAGTTCCGCAGCACACGCAGCAGCCGCAGCGGTCCTGTCATCTTCCATCCTGTCTCTGTGGTAATGCTTGGCATCTGGTCTGAACCAGTTCGCCGCATACCTTCTCGCACCCACATGACAGACCCATTCATACTCCCAAGGGAGCAGATTCACCACTGGGTTCATGGGGTAAATGTTTCGAGGATCGTGACCGAAACGATAGTGTCTGTAGGCAGGGCATAGAACCTACGCCCTGCGATTCCATCAACCTGAACAACTGAGTATTGGGTCTTCTCTTTCTGTGTCAGGTACTGCGCCTCTTCCAAGGCGTAATCAACTTCAGTGAACGAAGACGTTTTCTCAAGATTCATTTCCTTCTCCTGTTTGGTTTTTTGCTTTTCAGTTCAGCGATCTCTGCCCGCAGACTGCGGATCTCATCGGCACATCGTTTAAATAGTTCGCTCACCACGATGAACTCCAGTTCTGTGGTAATGGCGTTGATGTCATCGGCGGATTCTTCCACCCAACCCAACACCTCAAGGATGTCTTCTCGTTTCCAGTTCATTTGTCCATGCCAAATGATTTCATCCAGTACTTATTCTGGAGGGCGAGTTCTTCTTTCATGCTTTCGATCAGTTGATCTCTCTCTGCTATTTCCTTTAAGTACTCAAAGATCCTAGCCCTGAGTTCTTTAATCTCTCTCTGGTATTCGCTTGTAGTATGGGACATGGCATCCCATTCCCTGTCCCAATCATCATAGAACTCATCCTGCCTTGTCTTCATTGCCAAACTCCCGCTTGGTTTCTTCTCTAACCAACCACATCAGTTTTGCAATCAACATCTGTTCAGTACGATCTTGAGGACGCTTGAGATCGAAATCCTCAGCCATCCCCTTGATGATCTTCCAGTCCACGAACTCCAAGTTCCCGGCCTCACCGATCTTGCACCAGACCTTCTCCTCAGTCTTTGCCGAAGGGATGTCTAAGTAAGAAACATCTTCTTCATTCACGTCACTCATGGGTAATCCTCTTTGCGTGTTCGATCCATTCATCACCGTACTCGACTTGCATGTAGTCCTTGAACCAAGGACCGCCGCGAGTGAAGTGGACAGCGATGGGATCTTCGCAGTCCTGTTTGGTATGCCAACCCTCAAGGTAGTTGTAGGTCATCGGCAGTTCGCCAATGTGCTTGTTCTCTAACCATTGGAAGCGATGAAGGTAGAGTCCTGTCTGTCTATTCACCACATCGGGAGTCAATGCTTGGACAGAAGGATGCTCACAGTTGATGAGCATGAACGAACTCCAGTTCTTTCGGGTGTACTGGGTCTGTGCCTTCCCATCCATCTTGATCTTCTCGGGCGGGTTGTATTCGTGTTTAACCACCATCACCGCCTTCTCGGGATTCATGTAATCACGCAGCCCTGAGATGTCCTTGCGGAAGAGGAAGTCGCAATCACAGAACAAGACCCAACCCTTGTATCCAGCCAGATGCGGAGCGAGGAAGCGTGTAAACGAGAACTCCGTGGAGGCGAGCGGGTCATGATCTCTCCAGTAAAGTTTCTGAGTCCGCATCTCTTGCTGCTTAATCGGCCAGACATCAATGGGGATTTTGCTGTGCTTGCGGAGTGAACTCTCGCAAACCCGAAAGGCAATGTCTTCCCGACTGTCATATCCAATAAAGACTCTCATTCCTTACTCCACAGAAACATAGGCTTGATGCCCATTCGAAAACGGAATCGGTACTTGTGCTTTTTGGTTTTGAGAATCAGCACAAACCCTCTGTAACAACCAGAAGGATTGTCCTTGCCAATGATGGTGAGGTTGATCCCTCGCCTAATGGCTCCGCCTTCTGAGCGCAGCCAGAACCACAACAATCCGCGAGAACCATACGGAATGTAGGCTTCTTTTTCTTCGCGGAAAATGTGGGGGCCAAAACCCTCCGGGGTAGGATTTGTTTCTCTCGCAAAGAGACTTACGTCAGTGACTTTCCTAGCCTCTGGTTCTTTGACGCGCCACCCTCTAGTTTTATACCCATCCACCAACTCCAGAAACCGCTCCAATTTCTCCACCGTAACGTCAGTACTCGTCAGTCGGAATACGATCCCGGCTCGCTTGGCTATGCGGATTACATCTTCTCTGTCCATCACTTTCCCCTCGCACGGATAGCGGTGGCGCATCGCACCAGTGTCGGGATATGCGTCAATGTCGTTGATTCTTTCGGTAGCGGACCGTCCTCACACAACTTCGCACACGCCTCCCGCTCGGCTGCGGCAACGAGGGCGGCGAAGCGTTCTAACTGTTCCTGAGTAATAGTCCATACCTGCGTGTTGCTTGCGGTAATGGCTACGTTCAGAAGCATGTTTATGTGGTCGCGGGTCATAGCATGTTCCTTTTTAATCTGTAACAAAGAGGCCACCGAGCAATCCCCGGCGGCCCCCGTTGTTACGGCTTCTGAATCGTCTTCGATGTCGCCAACGCGCACAGCGCATTCGCTGCGTTACACGCGGCTT